ATAGTACGAGATGATGGTAGAGTAGGTATTGGAAAAACACCTTCTAGCCCATATAAACTAGATGTAAATGGTGGCATCCAGACTAATGAGTATTTACTAAGCCCAGCTGTTTACTCATTGACTAATTTGCAATTTGGAGTAAGTGGTGGTACAGTTCATTTCCGAATGCTTGCAAATGGAAATGTCCAAATTTTTAACAGTATACCCCCATCTGATTCTAGGTATAAACTAGATGTAAGAGGTGAAGCAATAATAAGCAGCTCATTAACTTTAGACTCACAACCTATTTTTAGAGTAGCAAGTGGACTCGCTGTGAACGTTTTAGATGTTCGTGGGAATGGAAATATGGTTTTAGGTGGTTCATCTGATGTAGGAATTGGAACTGGTTTAGGTGTATTTACAAGATATTCTTTACGAGTAGGCTCATTAAGTTATACAGACGCCTCAGCAATATTACAAGCAGATTCAACAACACGAGGTTTCTTACCACCACGCACAAGTACAACCTCATTAATTTCATCACCTGCTCAAGGTTTAATAACATATGTTACTGGGTCTACTAATGAAGGATTATATTATTATAACAGTGGCTCTCAACCAGGATGGCATGAGATATTAACTAATACTGGATCACAGAGTATAACTGGATCATTGAATATAAGTGGGACATCAATCTTACAAGGTGTAGTAGCAATCAATTCAACAAATATATCTACAGGATATGCCCTTTTTGTTAATGGTGTAATAGGTGCTTCTTCACTGACCCTAACCCAAAACTTAACAATGGGTGAAAATTTTGCTATCAGTAACAATGGAAGCCAAACAATAGATATTGATGCTAATAATGATACTACTAATGCTGTCTTTAGGGTAACTGCTAACGGTACTGCAAATGAATTATTCCGAGTAAACGAAACAGGCAGTTTTGGGATTGGAACAATTACACCTTCTGCAAGACTGCACATCTCAGGCTCATCAAACTCAGGACTATTAGAAATAGATTCACCAGCTGTAAACAATATATTATATGTTAGTGGTTCAGGTAATGTTGGAATTGGAACAACTACACCAACACAAAAACTTCATGTAAGTGGAGGAAATGCTTTTGTTAATGGAACAATTTATTTTGGAGATGGCAGCCATTATTTAACTACTGATAATTCGACATATACATTATTTTCTTCTAATCGTAATTTACAATTAGGAAGAAGTGGAGTAGCAGCATTAACAGTAGTATCAACAGGTAATGTACTTATTGGTACATCAACAACAGACGCTGGATTTAAACTTGATGTGAATGGAAATGCAAAAATAAAAGGCTCAGGCACTACATCCGCAACAACAGCACTCCGAGTAGAAAATACAAACGCTAGTGCTTCTATGGTAGTACTAGATAATGGTAATGTAGGTATAGGAACATCATCACCCGCATATCTTTTAGATATAACTGGTAGTGATAGTTTAATAAATATCTCACCTCAAGCTAGTGGGAATGCTATTGTAATTAATAACAATGGTTTTATCAAATGGGAAAACGCGTCATTAGATACATATTTGAGATGTAGCAATGGATTCAATTTAAGTGATAATGGATTCAATTCAAAATTTAACATTGCTTTTGGTGGTTTATCTTCAATTAACACAGGACAAAACTTTTCATTCCAATCTGGTAATGTTCTTGTAGGTACAACAACAGACGTAGGATATAAATTAAATGTAAGTGGTAGTGTAAATGTATCAAACATACTAACACTCACCCCACAATCCCCACTCCCATCCGGAGTAGCAACAGGATCATTTGCTGTATCATCAAGCGTACCTCCAAAACCATATTTTTATGATGGTACTACATGGAATGCTCTATATTAATATTTATAACAAAATCTAACACATGAATATTCCTATATATCCTGGTTCTAGTTCATTTATTCCGGGTAATACCCCATTTGGATTTTATGACTATGACTACCAATTTCAATATGAGTATTAGCATCTACTAAATCATCTCTTAAGAAAGCTGCTTTAATACTCCAGTTAAAATCAACACCAAATTCACTTGTAGGACTTGTATTATCATTCACATTAATTAAAGCATTTAATAAAATAGGACCATCAAAAAACTTACCGCCAGATGATTCACCATACATGTTTACTTTAGTTTTGTCTAAAACATACTTGTATATAGCGACTTGTTGGGTAATGATATCTCCTAACAACTCACGGTTGATCTTTCTAAACATTGAAATGTCTCTTGCTCCTCCAAAAAGTGCGCACATATTTATTTGTATTTAAATTTAAATCCCCTACTATTATTATTCCAGTCTTTTAAAGATCTACTAATACTTGTTATACTTAAATAAAGACATATTGATTTAGCATTAGGCCATTCTTGTATAAAATTACCTTGTTTATCAAATTGAAGTATAGGTTTACTGTTTTTTTCACTTATTTTCTTATTACGCTCTACATTATTATAACAAGGATGATTTTTTTTACTTTGTGATATTTTTTTCTTTTGCTCTTCGGATAATTTGTTTCCTAAAGCATATTTATTACCTATTTTGGCTTGTCTTTTTAATTTATTAGAAATATCTGAGTGTTTTCTCCCTGTATTGGCTTTAGTTGTTTGGGATTTTTGAAATTTAGTTTGTTTATATCCTTTATGGTATGTATTATTTTTGTTAGCTAATGATATATTAATTTTTTTATCTTCAGGGAATTTAGTTATGCCTGATGAGTATTTTGTAGCATTGTAAAACATATTGTTATTGTAAGCGTCAAAATAATCTATCCAGTATTCTTCTAATTCTTTCATGATATCACATGAATCTACCTCAGCTAAAGTATATTTGATAAAATTTTCTTTACCATATTTTTTAATAGCTTTTTTGATATATACCCCTGATCCAAGATATTTAGGATCATTTTTACTATCAGACCCTATATACTTTTTCCCATTTATTATATTATGTATACAATACACTATCATCAGCCGATAAATATGCACATTGGTACATTATTAATTTCTTGTCTTCTAAAATCACTTTCTTGTGAACGTCTTTCTAATAATGCTTTTTTAGAAGTTTCATCAAAATATAATCTTAATCTTTCTATTAATGCTGTTTTTTCTGCTGTAGCCGCTGTTAGTAAGTCTGATTGGTTTAAAGTCATGTTTTGATCAGGGATAGGAACAGTAGAGTATTTACCTCTAACATATCCTAACATTTCCTTACATAATGCTAAACAATATTCATATATCCATTGTCTACCAACAGAATTAATTTGAGTATAAACTGGGTTACCATATGGAGCATTAGAAGGATTTGTTACTGTATTAGTTTGAACTAATCCATTTGTTAATCTTTCTTGTACTTTAATATATTCAAAGAATAAGAATCCATCTCTAACATCACTGTCTGACGGTATTGGGAATACTTTTATTTTATTGTTTACAATATTAAATGTGTAAGCAGATAAACGGATTGTATTACTTAATTCTATACCTTGCACTACTGCGGCATCATATGCTACCGGCATCATTAGGTATCCGCCTCCATATCCTCCACCATACATTCCTCCATATAAACCAGCCGCTGGTACTCCTCCTAGTCCTGCAAATCCTCCAAATGGAGCATACATTTGACTTACGGCAGGTAGGTTTTGATAGAATACAGATTTAATTTCTATTCCGCCTGATATACTTTGGCTTATTGCCCATGTTCCTAAATCGTATTCTTGTACTCCAGGTGTTAAAGCTAATGCCCCACTATAATAAGTTACATTTCCACCTGCGCCAGCCTCCGAAGCATACTGTTGTGAGAGGCGTACTATAGCCCCCATATTGGGTGTAATAAGCGCGTTATTTAAATTTGAAGACGTAGGTGCACCCTCTAGTGATAACATATTATCTCGCACTTGATACGCGTAGAGCTCATTACCATATGTGGTAACTGCTTCTTCAAAAGCAGCATAGAAGTTTAAATCTTGTAATTCAACTTCCATAATAGGATATCCTAATCGACGAGCAACAAATGTAGTTACTTTATCAGCATCAATTTGAAATTGGTAGTCATAGTCATAGAATCCAAATGGAGTTGCTCCAGGAATAAATGAACTAGAACCAGGATATATAGGAATATTCATGTGTTAGATTTTGTTATAAATATAGATTTTATTTATAAAGCTCATTAATCCAATCTTCTATGTTATTAAAAGATTGACCTTCAATAGTAACACCTGTATCAAAGAAGGTTTGCCCATAGTTTGTAGAGATATGACATTGTGTTTCACATAGTATTTCAGGAGTTCCCTCTGCTATTGTATAAATCA